CGGAAAATATAAAGAACATAGACATTTCAGACAATACGATAGATTGAGATTAAGCACTTTAATTAAGCCATACAAAATAGATAGATATGATTTGTTTTATTATGATGGAACTGGGTGGCGACCTGCCACAGAAGAACAATGTGCTGATAAGCATTATGGACATTATGGGTTTGTTTCCTCTTCAGCTTTGGCATGTGTTTTATTAACAAAGTAGGTTATATATGGTAGACGCTACATATTTCGATAAAGATTATTTCACAAACGGTATTGAAAGTTGCAAATCAGGATATGATAAAAATGCTTTCTTATTAAAAAATGACATATATAAACATCAAGCAAATATGCTTAATGACATTCTAAAACTTAAAGATAAAAAAGTTTTAGATTTAGGCTGTGCGAGAAATAATTTAGTTTCATATTTAAGAGGATTAAATATAAATGCTTATGGTCAAGATATATCTAAATGGACTTATGCTAATAGTCATATAAAAGAATTTCATTTTTGCGAAGATATTCAAAATAAAATTCATGGTGAAAATTATGATCATATAATTTCATTTGAAGTATTTGAACATTTAGACAAACCAGAACAAGCCATAAAAAACATTTATGATTCTATGGTTAAAGGTGGGATTCTTTTCTGCACTATTGGAATTGATACCAGAAACGAAGAAAATAATTTAGATAAATCTCATGTTATGGTACGTTCAAGAGATTTTTGGCATAAACTTTTTACGGAAAATGGATTTATAGAACGTAAAGATATTTATGACAAGTTTTTCTGGCATGAGTTAGTTAAAAGATGCAACTGGGATATTTTTTCTTATGAAAGAAGTTAAATCAGTTTTTATACAAAAAGATGTTGAAGATAAAGATATATATAGAGGAATATTCTATAAAATAATTAAAGAACATCCAAACATAATAGTTTATCATGGCGGGCCTATCGTTGAAGAACTTAAAGATAGGAATGTTATTGTAACAACGAATTATTATAGAGACCAAGAAGAAATAAAAGATTTTGGATGTAGATATGTGATTGTATGTCGTAATGACGATAAGGATTTAGTTATAAAAAGGATAATAGAAACAGCAAGGAGTTGATATGCCAGATAATTATTTATGTCAATTATGCGAGAATGAAAATGTTAATCAAAGAGTATCAAATACTTCAATTTATTGGATAGGAAGATGTCCGATTTGTAATAAGGTTATAGCAGTTTCACAGGAACATGTAAGCAATGTAGAAGAATATATATTTGATGAAATGAAACAAGAATGTACCAGATTATTTGGAGAAAATACATATAAAATAGATTTAGCAAATAATCATATGATTGGTCATTTCCATTTTCATATACTTCCTGCCACGGAAGTCACGGAATCCACGGAAACAACTGAAGCTATGGAAGTGACAAAAGAAGCACCGGAAGCCACTGAAACACCGGAAGAAACGGAAGCACCGGAAGTCATCGAATCACCAGAAGTCATTGAAGCACCTAAAAAGAAAAAACGAGGCAGACCAATGGGAAGGCGAAAGAAAAAGAAAGTTATAGAAACCGCTAACGAATAAAGGATTTATTATGCGAATAATAATAATGGCTGGTGGTAAAGGCGAACGGTTAAGACCTATAACAAAGTATATGCCAAAGATAATGGTTAGTATTCATGGTAAACCTTTCTTGTATTATCTTATCAAAAAATATGGTTCAGAAGAAATTGTACTCTCTGTAAATTATCTTAAAGAAAGTATAAAAAACTGGTGTAGACAAACTAAGAATTATATTGAGTTTATAGAAGAACCTGAATTTTTAGGAACTGGAGGTGGATTAAGGATAGCAGAATTATTTGTTTGTGATGTAAATAAATTTGTTGTTATGAACGGTGATACGTATATAGATGAAGACCTAAAGAAAATATACAAATCACACAATTATAAGAAAGATATAGCGACAATAGTTTATGCAAAAAACAAAATTACTAATGAGATTAGAAATTCAGGGATATATGTCTTTAATAAAGAAATTTTCAAGTATTTAAAAACTCCAAAAGTTTTTAATATAGAAACGAAATTTAATAATATTCCACATAAGATATATGAAAGCAAAAAAGAATATGTGGATATAGGAACTTTTGAAGGTCTTAAATATGCTAAACAAAATCTATTAAAGGAGTTGTAATGTGTATTATTCATAGTGTTGCACCTTTAAGAATTGGGATTGGTGGAGGTTCTTCAGATTTAGCACAGTTCGTACATAAGTTTGGTGGTGAAGTTCTGAATGTAACTATAAATAAGTGTGTATATTCTACATTGGTTCCACGACAAGACGATAAGATAACAATACATTCTGAAGATTATGACATTAAACATGAATATGATATTCATAAAGACTTACCTTATAACGGTGAATTGAGTTTAGTTTGTGGAACCATAAATAGAATTAAAAAAGATTTTGATATTCCTAAGATAGGATTTGATATTTATTTAAGAAGTGATGCACCACCAGGGGCAGGGTTAGGCACATCTTCAGCAGTAGTTGTTTCTATACTAGGCCTTTTTAGGCAATGGTGTAATCTTGATGTTGATAGATATGAATTAGCACATTTGGCATGGAGCATTGAACGAGAAGATATGAAAATGGCAGGTGGGAAGCAGGATGAATATTCCAGTACTTTTGGTGGCTTTAATTTAATGAAATTCCATCAAGATGATACGGTTACAATTATTCCGTTACGAATACCTCGTAATACTGAACTTGAATTAAGAAACAATCTTCTTTTGATTTATTCAGGTAAAACGCACAAATCTGGCGATATTATCATGTCGCAAACACCAAATACTGAAGAAAAGTTTAAATGGATAAACCATATTAAAGATATATCACATTCAATGGTAGAAGATATATTAGCAAAAGATTTAAGCAATTTCGGTGAACTTCTTAGTTTGGAATGGGAATATAAGAAAAGATTATCAAACAAAGTTTCAAACGAACATCTTGAAAATTTACATAAAATAGCTATGGATAATGGTGCTAACGGTGCAAAAATAACAGGTGCTGGCGGTGGAGGAATGTTTGTAATTTATGCTTCTTGGGATAAAAGATGCAGGATAATTAAAGCTATGGAATCTAAAGGATGTAAAAATATTGATTTTAATTTTAATGGCGAAGGTTTAAAAACTTGGAGTATAAGAGATGAAAAAGATAATAAAAGTTCGTAGATGTAAAAATAAGGTTCATTGTCAATATAAAAATGTTTGGTGGGATGCAACACAATGTCTTGCAGAATTTCATATATGGCATACTTGTCTTTCTAAATGGACAACAGATAAAATAAAAAAGGAAATTAAAGAATGGCGAGTAACCAAAGACAATATATAACCAAATGCGTAGATTGTCACAGAAAAAACAATTTACATGTAAAAATATAGGAGAAAAATGTCTTCGAGAACGGAAAGATACGCTTCAGCAGATGATGACGTTAGAATACTTTTGGAAAAAATTACTGATACAGTTATACCTGATACAGTCGTAGAGTATATGATTGATATAGCCTGCGATATTATAGATTCAAAACTTGTATATAAATATACAGTACCATTTACAACTACACCACCATTAGTGAGAACAATAGCAACACATTTATCTGCATATCTTGTTTTAAGACGTATATATTCAAATACTCGTGGTGAAGGATTTGCTGATTGGCTAAATATGTTTAAAGATTTTGCAGATAACTTATTAAAATCTATATTTGAAGGAACTTGTATACTTATAGATTCTTCTGGCAATGAATTATCTATCAAAAGTGGTTATGGAATAAAAATATCAACTTCTAGCTATGTACCAATATTCAATGAAGGTGGCGAATTGGATTGGGAAATAGATGAGAATAAAGTTGATGATGCAATTAAAGGAAGATAAGAATGGCAAATACTCCCTCATTGGTTACATTAATTTCAGGAATTACCGAAGGACTTAAAGATGATTCTCGTCTTTCCGATGTACCTGACGCTTCTATTTATTACGGCCCGGAACCCAATATACCTAAATTTCCGGCAATTACAGTTGAACTTTCAGATGCTAATCCAACGTGGAAAACTTTTGGTGGTACAAATGGTGGCGGTAAAGATTTAGAAGCTATATTTATTATAAGAATTTTTGATGAAGCTTATGATTATGTAACTGGTTTACAGAGCGTAGAAACAATAGCTAAAAATGTAAGTGATGTCTTACATGCGAAAACAGGACTTAGTGGATTGGCATATCAAACCTATCCACAAGCGATGAGATTTGGAAATTATGAACTTAATAATGTTCCAGTCTTTGGATGTGAATTAGAACTTTTAACAAAATCACGGTTTGTACCTGCTTCTAATTAAAAGAAAAATGATATTTTTTAAATATCAATTTTAAATATATAAGGAGATGATACCATGAGCACTATTGGAAGTAATGCCTCATTAGGATATGTAGAGGAAACAGTATGGGCTAGTGGTACACCAACGATAAATCAATTTATACCCTTTATATCTGAAACTTTCAAGCTAGAAAGAAACATAGTAGCTACAGACGCAATAAGAGGAAATGCTTCAAGAAGTATATGGCGTGAAGGTGCAGAAAGAATAAACGGAGATATAAATTTAGAAATTCAACCTACTGGTGCTATTGGGACGCTATTGAAACACGCATTAGGACGTGTGGAAACAGCAGGGCCTAGTGGAACTGATAGTTATTATGTCCATGACATATATCCATCAGGAAGTTTACCTGCGGGATTGAAATTCCAAGTAGATAGAGACAATAAGTTCTTTACCTATAAAGGATGTAAAGTTAATTCGTTATCGTTAGAGTGTGCTGTTGGCGATCCATTGATGGCAACATTTTCATTTTTAGGTCATAGTGAAGAATATTCAGCTGTTGGTACTGCTTCAACGAGCATATCAACATTGAATCCTTTGACTTTTGATGAAGGTGTATTTACCCTTGATGGAACCGAAGCGGAAGTCCAGTCTTTTTCTTTAAACATTGCAAACAACCTTAAAGAAGATAAAGGACAGTTAGGTAGTAGATATAGAGCGGCTATACCTCGGAGTGGATTTAGAGATGTTACGGGAACTTTAAATCTTGAATTCGATGATTTCACGTTTTATAGCAAATACTATAATGGTACTGAAGCATCTATGGCATTAAAATTTACTGCTGATGATTTAATAGATACAGCAGATGCTTATGCCTTCTGGATAGAATGTCCTAGAATAATCTTCACAGGAGAAACGCCAACAATAAGTGGCCCTGATGTAGTTTATCACGATATGCCTTTTACGGCTTTTGCAACTGACAGTCCTTCCGAGGAATGGCAGAGATATGAAGTAAGGATGAAACTGATAAACGGTTCTTCGTCAATCTAAAACGAGTTTAGGGGGAACGTAAAACTTCCCCCAACTCAACTTATAAATTTAATATGTCACCCAAACAATTTGTGTATAAAGATTTAGATACTTTTTTATCTAGGTTCAATAGAGCAATGATAAGAATGAAAAAACAAGTTAGAACTCCGTTAAGGATGTCTGCTGAATGGTACATGAAAGATTCATTGCTTAAAAGATTTGATAGAGAAATAGATCCTGAAGGAAACAAATGGGCTCCTTTAGTAAAAAAAACACAAAGAGAACGTATTCAACAAGGATATAAACCTAAACATCCGATATTAAAAAGAATAGGAAACTTACGAGGAAGTTTTTATAGAGATTTTGTTGGGCCTCACAAAATTAAAATAGATAATCGTATGGAAAAAGCTAAGAAGTTACATATTAAAAGAAAATTTTTAGGATTTAATAGATACGATAGTATAGGAGTTAAAAAGATATTCGTAAAATGGTCTTACGATACGCTTATTAAAAATTTATAAAAAAGGATAGTACAAAATGTCAAAATTATTTGCAGAACTTTACACTAAAACAGAAACAATTGAAAAAGAAAAGTTTACAATATCAAAATTATCACTTAAAGATCAAATCGAAGCTTCTAAAGTTCTTGAAAATGATCTTTCAAGTGGAAGTGTTACATTAATTAAAAGTTGTTTAAAGAGTTGGGTAACAGAAGATGGTGTAGCAGTAGAAATAACTGATGATAACATTTTAAGATTACGTGGTGATGTTGTAATGCAACTTGCAACTGCAATAACTTCATACAACAACTTGGGAAAAGAAAAAGAAAAAAACTAAGACGGGCGGTAATGGTAGCGTATAAAAACGCAAGTTTAAAAGAAACGCCGCCCGAATACATAATGTATAGAATATCTGAAAAATTTGGATGGACTATAAATGATATATTAGAACAACCTTCAGAAACATTACAAGCATATATAGTCTTAATAGGAGAAGATAATCTGCAACAAAAGAGAAAAAATGATAGTTCAGCAAGAAATTCAAATTCTTCAAATTTCAGAAAAAGGTAATTAAATAAATGGCTAATGAGATTTTTGTAACAATTGGTGCTAATTTTAAAAGCAACATGAATGCACAGCTTGGTGGTATCCAGAAGCAAGGTAAAGCGGCACAAAATTCTATGAATGGATTGGGTCGTGCGGCATTTTTCGCTGGATTTGGGCTGAAACAAATGGGTCGAGAAATGCTTACCGCAGGTATGGCTTTAGGTGGTTTAGCTGTTATGGCGGCAAAAGCGTTTGCAGATTTTGAAGATGCTGTTATGACTACTGGTGCTACTGCACAACTTACGTCTGAACAGTACAAAGAAATGGGTACAGTTATCCTTGATTTGGCACGAAGTACAGTATTCACAGCTAGTGAAATTGGTAAAGCAACTGTAGTTTTGGCACAGGCAGGATTGGCTTTTGATGAAATTAAGTTTGCTATTAAAGGTGTAACGCAATTGGCTACTGCATTTGCAACTGACTTAGAATCTACGTCTAAATCTGTTGTCCAGACAATAAGACAATTCGGATTAGAGTTTAATGAAACAGAACGAGTAGTTAATTTATTTGCGGCTGCGGCAACTTCAAGTAGATTGACCGTTAAGACTTTAGGGCAAGCTATGTCGAATGTCGGTCCAGTTGCAAAGGTATTAGGAGTAAGTTTAGAAACTGTAACGTCTCTTTTAGGACACATGGCTAATGTAGGCATAGACGGTACTAAAAGCGGTAGACAGTTAAGAATAATGATGTTGCGTTTAGCAACTGCCATGCCACATACTTCTTCTAAGAAAATAAATGACGCTTTAGAGGATTTAGGGCTTACATTTAATGACATAAATCCAGCTACCAATGATTTTGTAGATATATTGCTTAAACTAAAAAATGCTAATATAGGTGCGTCAGAAGCCAGTGTATTATTCAGGCAAAGAGCGGCGGCAACTGGGTTAAGTCTTGTTGAGAACGCCGAAAAGATAGCAGAACTTAGGGATAGAATAACTGGCACGCAAAGAGCCTACGAAGTATTTGGATTGAGAATGGTAACGCTTGCCGCTAAAGCAGAGATATTCAAAGATTCAATTATAGCTTTAGGTGTTTCTATGGGTAAACTTTTAGAAGGTGGCATAAAAGTTATCATAGATAAAGGCACAGATTTTGTTAATAGGTTGAGTGAAAATGAAGAGCAGATAAAAAACATAACAAAATCAATTATACAATGGACAGTTGCATTGGTTGGTGGCGGTGGACTTTTGATTGCTTTAGGTGGACTTATAGGATTCATGGCGATTTTGGCTGTTTTCAAAGCACCAATAGTATTAGCCCTTTCAATTATTGCTGGTGTTTTTGGTGTAGCAACTTTGGCTGGAAACAAATTATCTAATAGTTTGCTTGGATTAGAAAACGCTTTTGAAGAAAGCCAAACTAAAATAAAACAGAACTTAATGGCGGCTGATAAACTCATAAACGAATATGAGATATTGCGAGGAAAAGCCGATGAAAACAAAAATGCACAAAAAAGATTAAAGGAGATAGCTGATGAACTTAAAAAAACATATCCAGAACTAGTTGAGCAAATAGATAAGTTTGCTGAAGGATTAAAAAAAGGGTCGGAGTTTCAGAAAGATGTTTTTAATGAAGCGCAAATAAAATCTATTGAGGATTATACAAAAGAAATAGGTAGGCTTGAAGATGAAATTTCAAGGCAAAAAGAGAATAATGTTTATTGGTATGCTTTTCAGAAAATATTAGATTCTTTATCTATTAAATCAGAAAAAGTAAAAAATAAAATAAAAGATACTACATTTTCTGTATTAAAATCTGCAATATCATCGCTTCATACTTTAATGTTACCTGGGGGTAAATTGTTCTCATCTATTCCACAATCAGCAAAAGATGCCATACGTGAATTGGCTAAAATATTTGCTAAAGAAAATATAGATGAATCAGTTAAACCTTTAAATACAGAATTGGACCAAACAAAAGAAAAATTTAATGCACTTAAACAAGCTGGTTCCCTTAAAGAATTTTTCGAAGAAGCTGAAAAAGCACCTATGAGTTTAAAAGAGATTGAAGCTCTTACTGACGCAATAGATGATAACTTGAAAGGCTGGGAAATTCCAGTATCTGCTACAACTAAAAGACTTGATGACCTGAAAAAGAAATTTGACGATGCTGTAGCCTCAAATCTGTATTCTCAAAAATTATTAGACGACCAACTAAAAAATAGCAAAGCTGGTTTGATTTCTCTTACCACAGACCAAATATTAGCTACTGAAGCGGCTTCGGCAAAAAACAAAGAGTCTTTAGAGCAAATTACAGAAGCGTATCAAAAAATGGTAGCCGACACGCATGGACTTAACCGAGAGTTCAAAATGAACTTTATGAGCCTTACAGACGATATGGTGGATTTCTGGACAGATGCTATTGACGGAATGATAACTAAGACTAAAACTTGGCAAGACGTTTGGCAGGATATACTTACGCAGGCACGCAGATTTTTTATACAATCTTTTTTACAGGTAATATTTCGTGAATGGGAAAAAACAATGAGAGCTATGCAGAATCAAGATAAAACTTCTACAGCTTTAAACATAGTAAAAGCAGTAGCCAATGTGTTTAGCGGTGGTGGTTCTCCTGCAACATCAACATCAACATCAAATGCAGCATCTTCATCCTATTTTTCAAAAGTACAACCATCTGATGTTGGATTTGCTACTGGTGGTATAGCAACTAGAGCGACACCAGGGATTTTTGGAGAAGCTGGGCCTGAAGCACTTATACCTTTAGATAGATTAAATGAATTCACAGGTTCTAAAACTCAAGAAATAACAGTAGTTAATATTGTTGATTCTTCTTTTGTTCCTGCTTCGCTAGCTAAAGACCCAAGAGTAATTATAAATGTAATCAATCAAGATTTACTTGAAGCTGGGTCAACTCGTAGAACAATAAGGAGAAGCCAGTAGTATGGCTACATTTCCCAGCATAACACCACAATATCCATTTGTAGAAGTTACTCAATACGGAAATTTAGTAAATGATATTTGGGGTAAAGAAAAAAGACGTAACTTATGGGGCCCGAAAAAAGGATTCCATCTTAAATATGACCATATAAGTTTATCAGACGCAAGAAGTATAGTTGAATTTTTTAATGCAAGACGTGGTAACTATGAATCGTTTACATGGACAAATCCATTAGATGATGTTTCATATACAATAAGATTTGTAGAGCCTACACTTATACGTAAAGAAGTTGGAGATAACGCTTTCAACATCGAATTTGATTTAGTTGAAGAATTATGATGGAAATTTTATTGCATAACTATTCTTATTTACCTGTATATCTTTATATGGCAATTTTCATAGCAGAAATTATGAGGCGGAATGGAAGATAAGAAGAAAAATAAATCTAAGTGTGTGCTTTTGAGATACCAAAGGATTACTGGTTATTTTCAAGCTACAAATGCTTGGAACCCTGGCAAGGTTTCTGAACTAAAGGACAGAAAATATTACGACCTAACAAAGGAAAAAGTAAATGGCTGAAAACTTTACTGAACAACCGAATTATGTTTATGCTGACGTAGTCGGATATAAAACTAATATAATACCGTTTACATCTGGCAAAGAAGCAAGATATTCTAAAGGGTCAGCTTTACATGAATTTAATTTAGTTTACAGCATGGCAGATGACACACAGAAAAATACTATAGTAGATTTTTTTAATGCTAGAACAGGTATTTTAGATACCTTCACATGGACAAATCCAACAGATAATGTAACGTATACAGTTAGATTCAAAGAAGATTCTTTATCGGTAGAAACGTATGATTATGGTATCCATCGCATTACATTTTCATTTTTGGAGGAGATTTAAAATGAGTAGAGATTTATCGTCAAATTTAGTAACAGCTACAGAAGCTTCGGAGTCAAGACCTTTAGAGCTATATATAATCCATCTTGATTCAGCAACACTTTATTTTGCGGCACATGATACTAATATAGACTTTTATGATTTAAATGGTGATGCACAAACTTATACTGCGGTGGCTATTTCAAGAAACGATATTAGCAGTAATATAGATATTCAGGTAGATACCATGACAGTCCGGTTAAACAATGTAAATCGTGCTATGTCAAGCTATATAGCTAACAATAATTTTAGAGGTAGACGTTTAGTTTGCTTAAAAGTCTTTTCTGATTATTTAACCAATCCTGATGATTATACAGTAATATTCGATGGGTTAATGGACAAACCTGTATTAGTAGAAACACAAATGCAAGTAAGTGTTGTATCGAGAGCAGGAACGCTACATTTAAAAACTCCACGTAGAATGTATCAAGTAGCCTGTAATTGGGAATTTGGGACAACAGAATGTGGGTATGATTTAGAAGCTACAGGAATATCTGGACAGACAGCTTCTAGTGGGAATACAACTACGTTTTGGGACGATAGTCGGTCAGAAGCTAATGATTATTTTAAACATGGTGAAATCTTATGGGTTTCAGCTGGACTTAATTCAGACGCAAAACGAAAAATAACAATATCAAGTGGAACTAAGTTTGTAATGGATTATGCGTTACCTTCAGGAGTAAACAACGGTGATACATATACAATGAAACGTGGATGTCCAAAAACACATCTTTGGTGTAGCGGATTAAGTAATCTTGATAATTATGGTGGATTTTCGAATATACCTTTTGAAATAATTTTGAGGAATATTATTTTCATACCATTTTTTATATTTTCTATTTTAGGTGCAATATGTTAATTAACTGGAAGGTATCATTATGAAACATTGGTCGAATGATTATGTAGGAAGAAAATTGTTTTTTGATGAAGAAGGATATAAAGGACATAAAATGTGTCTTTTGTTAGCTTTAGAGATTCTAAGCGATAAACTTAATTTTAACGTATTCAATGAAACTAAAAGACTTATAAAGGAAACAGAAGAAGAATGGTATAAAGAGGCTCCATATCTTTTAGTATTACAATCTTACTGTTACGGTAAAACTTTATCAAGAGTCGATGAGCTTAAAGAATTTGATTTAGTTTTTTTCAAAATAGATAATGCTATAAAACATTGCGGAGTAATGATAGATAATTATGGAAAATTTATACATCAACTTAAAGACAGACCAGTACAAATAGATAGAATACGATCTAAACATTGGTCTAAACGATTTTTTTGTGGACTTAGGGTGAAATAAATTGAGTAAATCTACCGGATTTAAAATAAAAGAATTGCAGACATTAAAACAACTTGCCGAAGAAAAACTATCTTCAATAGATGATAAGAGATTAATTGAGATTAAACATGCTATTGATAAGGGAGATGTTGGAGGAACTAATGGTCAAGTTATAGGTGCTGTAGTTGGTGGTGTATTAGCAATAGCACTTGCTCCATTTACAGCAGGTTTATCAGCAGTAGCATATTTTGGTGCGGCTGGAGCTGCTTTTGCCATTATAAGTGCTGCAGTAGCAGGAGCATCTTTGGGTGCTGCCATTGGAGGAATGATAGACCCTCCAAAACCAGCATCTCTTAATACTGATTCTTCTTCTGGTTCACCAACATATGGATTTGACGCTTCATATAATACAACCTCGAATCAATATCCAGTACCAATACTTTACGGTAAAGTTAAGTTAGCAGGAAACAATCTATGGTTTAGCGATGCAGAAACTACTACACTTCATAAATTTGTAGGCATATCAGAGGGTGAAATAAACAGTGTAACATCTGTTAAGCTTAATGATATTGATATTACTGAAATAGATGGATGTTCTTATGATTTGTATACAGGAACATCTTCACAGTCAGTAGACGCTAGAGCTGATGGTGCAGTAAATGGATTAAGATATACAGCTTATATGGCTGTTACAATGGAATCTGGTGATAAATTACGTGGTGGTAGTCCTATATTGACTGGAATATATGAAGGCATAAAAGTAAAAACATGGAATGGTAGTTCATGGTCAGATGATACGTCTTATAGTAATAATCCTGCCGCTTGTGTTAGAGATTTTCTTTCTAATACACGCTATGGTGCAGGCATGCCTGAATCTTTACTAGACGATACATCTTTTGGTGAAGTATACGATTATTGCGAACAGTTGGTAGATAAGGCAGACGGGTCAGGACAAGAAAAAAGATACTCATTGAATATATGTTTAGATAACAAACAAGCTGTTCCTGATATGTTGCAATTAATGTTATGTTGTTTTGGCGGATATTTAATACTTAGTGGTACTACAATAAAACTTGGCACAGAAAAGTCTGAAAGTACAACACAAAGTTTCACAGAAGATACGATTGTAGCTGGAAGTTTATCGCATACTAAATTAGGTAAAGATGAAGTTGCCAATAGAATAAAGATTCAATATGTAGACCCTAATTATAATTGGATAAAGATTTATGCAATTGCAGAAGATAAGATAAATCAAGACGAACGTGTAGCTTTAGGTTTAGGTGAAAAGATAATTGAGAAAGAATTTTCTTTGCTTGGAGTAACGAGTTTCAGTCAAGCTTCACGATTAGCTAACATGTTTCTTTATCTTGATAAACTTTGCGATTCTTACATAACATTTAAAACTTCGTTACGAGGTGTTGTATGTGAAGTTGGTGATGTAATAAGCGTTACACATTCCATGACAGGGTGGACAGAGAAGCTCTTTAAAGTTCTTCAGATGAGATTTGCTGAAAATGATACTATAGAAATTATATCAAGAGAATATAATGATTCAATATATTCAGACAATCCAGGACAAGAAATAGTAGTTCCAAATTATGGTACAGTAACAAACGAATTAGACCCCCCTGACGCTCCTGATACAGTTACAGCAACAGAAAGTGGGTATCTTAACGTAGATGGTACGTGGATACCTACAATATCAGCAGAATGGACAGACAACCAGAACAAATCGTATTTAAGTCATTACAACGTACAATGGAAACGTGGTGGCGGCGATTATTTCACGTATAGCACAACTTCTGATTTGGCTATGGAATTATCTCCGGCACAGGTAGATGTTGTTTATGTAATAAGAGTGCAGGCAGTTACCGTAGACGGTCTTAAATCAAGCTGGACGGCAAGTAATAGTCTAACAATAAATGGCAGGTCAGATAACCCTGATGATGTTGCCGCTTACTCATACACGTTTAAGAAAAGCCTTATTTTAAGGTGGGACGGTGTATCTGACAACGATTTATCAGGATATGAGATAAGAGATATAGACCAAAGCTGGGGCGATTCTACAGGACTTGTATGGCGTGGTAATACGACAGATTGGGTAGACCCAAATCCGTCAAGTACAAGCGATACTTATTATGTAAAAGCGTTTAATAATAGTGGATATTATTCAGCTAATGCTCTTTCTATGCCATTTATAAACGAAGTTCCATTAAATGTAACAGGATTTACAGGTACATTTGATAATAATATATCATTATCTTGGAATAATATGGACACTAATAGCGATTTGGATAGATACGAGGTAAGAACTTCTGACGCTAATTGGGGAGTATCCGGAACTTCTAATTTGACGTTTAATGGCTATGCCTTAACCGCAGAGAATATTGACCCATCAGGTGCAAGAAGTAGAACTTTCTATATTAAAGCGTTTGATGTGCATGGTCAAGAATCGGTAAGTGCTTCTGATACAACTGTCGAGAATGACGTTCCTGAAACGCCTACACTTACAGGGACAGTTTTTGCTGATATGGCAAGACTGTCTTGGAACGATTTATATGATATTGACCTTAAATATTACGAAGTTTGGGAAGACCAAGAAAACACTTGGAACGGTAATGAAAGTAAGATTGCAAGTATAAATACTACACATTATGAACTTACTAGCAACAGAGATTTTGTGGAAGGAATTACGAAAGGTACACCAACTTCAACTGTTATTGGTTTATCTGGTACTAATGTAAGCAGTACAAATGATTATTATAATGGTGATAGGATTTTCATAAAAACTTCTGGTACAGTTTTCGAGGAACGAACAATATCTGATTATAATGGGACAACAAATGCAGTTACTATTTCGCCAGCATTGACATATATTCCTGCCGCTGGCGTAAGCTATCATTTAGATAATACAGCATATTATAAAGTGGTTGGTGTAGACAATTATGGGTCAGGAACTTTTTCAAATGCAGTTCAAATAGATTATAC